ATGGCAAACTCAACATCAGCTAATTTAAAATTAACTGTACAAGCAACTGGTGAAAACTCAGGAACTTGGGGACAGATTACAAATACAAACTTATTAATTCTTGAACAAGCTATTGGTGGTTATGATGCGTTCAACGTAACTAATGTTAGTAGAGCTTTAACTTTTACAAATGGTGCATTATCAAATGGTAAGAACGAAGTTATTAAATTAACTGGTACACTTGAAGCAAACGTAAACGTTACTATTCCAGATTCAGTTGAAAAAACTTACATCATTCATGATGGTTGTGACCATGCAGGTTTCACTTTAACTTTCAAAACTAGTTCAGGTACAGGTGTTGATTTATGTGAAGGTCATAAATATGTTTTATATTCAGATGGTACTAATATTGAAAAAGCTTCTGAAGAAAGAGTATGGAGAGCAGTTTCAGCAGCTGAAACAGTTCAAACAGGTGCTCAACTTTTAGTAAATACAAATGGTGGAGCAGTTACAATTACACTTCCTGCCTCTCCAAGTATAGGTGATGAAGTTTCATTTATGGACCAAGGATATGATTTTAATACAAATGCATTGACTGTTGGAAGAAACGGATCTAATATAGCAAACAGTGCAGCTGACCTAGTTGTTAATACACAAGGTGCTGGTTTCAGTTTAGTATATTCTGGAGACGCTACAACAGGTTGGACTTATAGGGAGAAATAGAATATGGCAAATTACGAAGCAACTAAATACGATTTTGACGGAGCTAACCTTACAGGTATTGAAGGTATTCCAACCGCAACTATTGTACCGTGGTCAGATTCTTCTATACCAAGTGGATTTTTAGAATGTAATGGCTCTGCAGTTTCAAGAACAACATATGCAGATTTATTTGCTATCGTTGGTACAACCTATGGATCGGGTAATGGTTCAACAACTTTCAATGTACCAGACTTACAAGATAATGTAGCGGTTTCAAAATCTAATAACAAAACTTTAGGTTCAACTGGTGGAGCAAATACTGTATCTTCAACTGGAAACGTTGGTGGATCTACGGCTAATGCGACTTTAACAACAGCACAACTGGCACAACACAGACACGACATTGAACTAAGAGACCCTGGGGGAAGTTACCCTCTTGGAATTTCTGCAGGATATCACACTGGTGGAATGCAATCACCAACTTTTTACGAAGGTTCATCAACAGGTCATGCTCACAACATGAGTGCGAATTTTACTGGTGATGCAACTTCAGTATTGCAACCTTATTTAACAGTAGTTTATATTATTAAAACTTAGGAGAAAAAATGGCAAGTAAAGGAAACTGGACAGTAGTATTTGATGACAAAGTCATCATTAAACAAACTGGTAATGATGTAGGACCTCAAATAATTAATGACGATACTTTTTGGAATCAATCTAAATTTTCAAACATTTGGGCAATTCAATATGGAGCATCTAATACTTCAGATGAAGTAGAATATAGAGATGACACTCCTCATTCATCATATGTTGATGCAAACTTAGGTGATTTTCAAACTTTTATAGATAAATGGGACGATGCTAAATTAGCAGAATTACAAGCTGCTTGGGATGCAGATCCAAGACCTGAATCTGAAAAAGGTGCAAGACCTACTTCTTACTCTTCATAATCAGTTATAAATAAAGTAGCTGTATATCTTCTTAAATTAGGTTGGTTATTTGCGTGAGCAGAATGTATCCAATCTGATGGAAATAAAATAGCTCTATTTTCTCTAAAACCAACATGAATATCTAATTCAAAATTATTTTCATCTCCGTAGTAAAAAACTGTTCCATTAGTATTAGCAGCTGGTCCTTTTAACATCATTAAAATATTTATTTTTGCACCAATTGTAGTATCTGTATGAGGTATAAATTTTTCTAAATTTCTTATGTCTACACCGCTATCTTCATGTGTTTCTTTAATTTTTATTTTAAATTTTTTTTCTGATTGATTAATGAACGTTTTTAATAAACCCGGATCATCTTTTAACATAAACCTCATTCCATAGTAATAATCTTTACTTTTTATTTTACCTTCATTTAAATATCTAGGTTCGTAATATAGTGAACCTGTAATATGATTTTTTACATTTTGAAATAAAATATCTTCAAAAAAATTATCTATAATTTTAATCATATTTTTATGTGGGTTTTAAAGTCATCCAAGAAGTTAGTATATATTTTTCACCTGATAAAGGTGGATTACCTCTATGTAAATAAGGAAATGCAGCAGGCCAAATAACTATTCTGCCAGTTTTAGGTTTTACTCTTTTTGAAAAATGTAAAAATTCAGTTTCCCCTCCTTCTTTCACATCGTTTAAATAGATTGTATATACAAAAGCTCTAGCTTCCATTTCAAAACCTTTGTTATGTTCTATATGCCAAACATGATATCCTTCGGTAGGTAATGTTTTCTGTAATTTTAAACTAGAAAAATGAAATTGAATACTATCATAAGCATCTTGTGCTCCTGTGTTTTTCACATAATGTTTCCAAGCTATTTCAAAATTTAAAATCATAGGTTTTAATTCACTCCACCAAATTTCTAAATTATTGCCATTTGCAAAAAATTGTTTATCTTTTTTTTGTAAAATAGAAGCATTTTCAAAATCCATTCTATTTAGTGTATGGTGAAATTTATTTTGTGTTTCAAAAAGTTTTATCGCTTTATTACATTCTTCTTTAGTAATGTAATTATCATATACTCCAATAAAATTATCTATGTTATTTTTTTTATTTATCATTTTTTATTTCATAAACATTTGCACAGAAATTCTTGGTATAACTGGGCTTAAAATAGGATTCACTTTGTGTTCAATAGGAGGTTTTACTATAACCAAAGAATTACCAACAACAGGTATAAACCCATGATTTTTATTGTAAGTAAACATAAACTCTCCTCCCCAATGTGAATTCCATTTGTGATTTATATAATAACTAGCTCCATATTTCCAGCCGCTGTCGAGATGCCAACTTATACCAGTTTCTTTTTTCATATAATGGATTGTACTTGTTATTTTTTCTACATCTTCTATTTTAAAATAAATATTATGTTTAATTAATGTTTTCAATATTTCAAATGGTTTATAGTTATCTATACCAATTCGTAAAGGAGGTATATTATTTCCTATTATGTTTTTATCCCATTTTCCTTCTACACTATGTAAATTTAATTTTTTCCTTTCTTTAAAAATTGCATTATGTATACTTTTATAAGTTTTATGATCTAAAAAATTATTTATCCACCACATTTTACCTGGTATTGAATACATTAACTTCATGATTTTAAAAAACAATTTATACAGTACCTAACACCTTTAGTTACAGGTTCAGTCCCATGTATCCAAATAGGTTCAGCTGGAAATATCATAGCATCACCTGTTTTAAAAGAATGTTTTATTTGACCATCAAAAAATCTAAATTCACCACCTTCATAGTCTTCATTTAAATTTAAAGTACAAGATGCTCTTGTGCTACTACCAACATCAGAATGATCTTTTATACTTGCTCCTTTTTTGTATTTTAAAATTCTAATATTATCTGTCTTACTTATAAGACAATCATTAAAATCTGGAGATATTTTTTTACTTTTTATATAAAGTACATAGTTTGTTATCATTATAGATATATACTTTTTTGCCTCTTCTAAAGCATATAATATATCTTCGTTAGGGTTTTCTATAATAGATAAATTTAAACAATCAAAATCATCTATTTCTTTTTTATTGGTTTTAAATTTGTAACTGTTTTCTAAATGTAATAACTCAGGATATTTTTCAAATATCTCTATAATTTTTTGACAAACTGTTTTTGGAACTAGTCCATTAATGATGTACTTTAAATCTGATATTTTATGATTGTAAGCCATTTTCCTTTAACTTCGTATATTCAAATTGATTCTTTTCGCTAATATTAAATATTAAACTATATCTTTCTCTATCTTCTTCATATGTATCAAAACCATGTAATATTTCAGGGGGAAAAATATAATAGTCTCCAGGTAAAGGAGTTATTTTTATGTTTAATTCAGGTAGTATTAAATCACATCCTTTTGTTAAATATAATATACCATGTAGACAAGAATGTGTGTGATATTTTAAACTTTCTCCTTTTTTAATTTGATTACCCCAAGCATTATGAATAGTCTTTCTTTGTAAAAAATGCTTAAATATATTAGAGTGTGTCGTTTGATATTTATTTATTAAATAAGTCATAAAGTTAACAAATTCGGGTTTATCTATAAAATAATTCCAATCAGTCATATTCCCTTTTACATTAGTAAAATTTTTCATTTTAGGATCTAAATTATTTTTTATTTGTAATATAAAATTATGTATTCGATCTGGATATGGGTAGTTTCCAAATATTATATTTACGGTTCTAGGGTATGTAATATTTAAACTACTTCTATCTTCATTTAAT